GTTGTGCTCCCTCCAACGGTTGACCCTTGATTCCAGGAGGCGCTCTAAGGTCGCTAGGAGGCACCACAAGGGGCTTGTAACTAGGCACAAGGGCATCTGGTACCTCCAGTATTGGAGCAGGCAATGCAAGCGGTTCTGGAAGGGCCATGTAGGGAAGCACAGGAGGCTCCCCTAGGTCCATCAGAGTTTAGAAGCAGGGAACAAGCCGTTAGCAATGAACTCAACGGCTTTGTCATCGACTTCATTATCAGTGGACTCTGCCAACTTAGTCAGCATGTCAACGATAAGAAGTTTAACTTTGTCAGAGTTCAGAAAGCTGAACAGGATTGGACGGATAAGAGTAATCATTGTTTTAATCAGCGGGTAGTGGTGTGTTTCCTTCGGCTAGCCATTCAAGGTATTCTCGGTAGTGGCGGTTGGCAGGGTCGAAAGGGATAAAAGAGTTTGTTTCAACAATACGAACACCGTGTGGCTCACATTCGTACAAATCAGTTGCTTTAACAAGTTTGTAGGTATAATTCATTTTTACAACTCCGCATCTGCAGTAATAGTTGCACCGTTCCACCACACAGCATTGTCAGAGCTTGTACTAATTAGGTTAATCATTCCATGAGTCGCAGCGTCATTAATGAATGAAATAGTGGCGTTAGAGCCACCATCACTGCCACCAGATAGTGAAGCAGTAGGATTTGCTCTCATGGTTACCGGCCATGGGTAAGGTACGCACATACCATCAGTGCTGCTATTAGTTCCATATGAATAGCCGTGCTGCCTATATTCGGCAGAACTTTTATAATAATACCTCTGACACCTAGCCAACTCATCACCATAACTACGGTGTTCAAACGGTGTAGCAGCAGAGCCAACTTCTAGTTGGACGCCAGTGATTTGGAATGTAGAACCATTAGTTGCACCCATGTTTGTCTGATTAGATGTGCAGTAGGAATTACCACTTATCCAACTATCTGTTGTTGCAGTTTCATATGTATTTGCTGTTGCTGCTCTACTTACACTCCACTGCAATCTTAATCCTGTTGTGTTTCCACCATTACTACCATCCCAATTAGAAGGAGTAGAAGTGGGTAAGGTAACAGTTATTGTTTTGTATTCCCAAGTATCTGCAGAATCTACAGTATACTCTGTTACATAACTTGTTGCAGCATCATGATCACTATGGGCTGCAACATAACTAGTATATGCAAAACAATAAGTTCCAGAAATACTTGCCTTTACCCAAAAACTTAAAGTAATAGTTTTTGCATCAGAATATCCTGCTCTCAAATGAGAAATATCATTCCATTCTAAACAAGTACCTCTTCCAATATATGTATCAGAGTCTTGAGAAGTAATAGTTAGTTTATCACTATAAATGAATCCACTTGGTGCATCATCATTTCGTGTTTGAACACTACTAGTAGCACTACCTGATGTTCTCTTGAATATTCTGTCGGATGCATCATAATTATTCCAATCAGTCTGAGGAGAATGATAACCATATCTCTGCGCTACCTGCATAGCGCCGTTGATAATCAGGTTACGATTACTTAGTGCACCAGCAGAAGGCAACTGAACACCATCAACCTGAACGTGTCCATCACTATCAATTTCAATACCGCCATCTGTTGTGCCGGTGTTTTCAATTTTGTTTACTTTAAGTGTGCTCATATTTAACCTCCGGGTTTAACTGGCCAAACAGGGTTAGCCGGATCACTGGTGTTAGCAGGCAAGTCCCGGAGTGCTTGGCGGTATGTACGCATTTCATCCGACATGGTTACGTCAGGCAGGGCTAGGTAATCGGTTTCTGCAAGACGACGGTTGCGCTCTTTACGTAGCTCAACCATGGGTTGCTCAGCTGTAAGGCGATCAATTTCAGCTTGAATTTCCACTTCAGTGGGAGCTGCTTGGTTTTTATCAAGCCACTTAAGCTCGCCTTCCTGAATGGCCCATGCACAATCAGCCCTTAAATTTTCAAGAGCTTTAATTTTATACTCGATCATGGTGCAATCTCCACTAAAACGAGGCTGGAAGCACCACCGCCTCCGCTATCTCCATATCCAAAGGCACATGTTCCAGTGCTGCTGCTAGCTTGTAGTTTATATGTAATAGAAGTACCAGAACTTTCTTGGGGATCATCTATAAGTGTGCCTTTGTAATTTACAAAGTCAGTACTGTCAGACGTGTAATGAGCATAAGGATCTCCAGATATTTCAGTACTGCCTCTTAACAGTCTAATTCTTCCTCTTGTGCAGTTATATGAATTATATTCAAACATCACAAGTATTACTGAATTGGTTACTTTTGTAGTAATGCTTTTAGACATAAAATCTACAAAACCTGCTGTAGTTGACGGTGCGATTATACTACTAAATGGTCCATTCCTACCAGCACGTTGATATCGAACAACTTGCAAAATATTTCCATTACGCTCAAGGCGGTCAAGCGTTCCGTCTGTTGATGGAACAGTAATTGATGTGCTCCCAGGCGCCACAAGTGCAGTACCAGCTGTAGCTGGAAGTGTCACCACTTCATCAGTGCTAACTGTATCGGGAACATCCAGTTCAACCGAGCCACCACCGTTGGTGGCGTTTAGTTTTAGTCCCATTAAACACCTCCAGGACCAGTCTGTGAGGCAACGTGTGCTTGATAAGCAGCTACAGCTTCATCAGTCCACAGTGCACCAGCAATTGCTTGCACTTGTGCACAGTCCCCGGAAACATCAGTTCCAGGGACACATACATGTCGGTGATAAGTACGACCGACTTCTTTACCGTCTTTTTCAACGATGTCAGCCCTGCGAACTTGCAGGATGTTATGAGGAGGAATTACCTCCACTTTATATTCTTGTCGTTCAGTAAATGCCATTAAGGTTATTCTCCAAATAAAATAGGTTTAGGCGCTATTTTTGCAATTGTAAGTTAATGATTGAATTAAGCGGGGTAAGTAATTATAGCATCTATTCTATGAGAAGAAAAGTCTGCTAAAGTTACAGGTGCAGTCAGGTTATCTGTTTCGTATATGTAGCACTTGCTGCCACTGTTTTCGACGGACACTAAGTAACTATAGTCGGTAGTTCTACTTGTATAAGATATAAAACCGCCGCCTGCAAAATAGGCATTTACCGATGAGGCAAATGGTAAGGTTATTTCTAGCCTAGTAGTGCTGGTAGTAGATGGAACATTAATAGAAAACTGCACATAAATTAATCCTCCTATTTTTACATAATGTCCACGGTTACTTGTAAACGTTACAGTGTTCGTGGCATCAGTAACCGTAAAAGTACCTTCCTCGTAGTCATCAAGTAAATTCACATTTGAAGCGCCTTGAGGACTAAAATCAATACCATGACCACTAGCAACAACGAGGTTGCCATCAGATAAATTTAGGTCACCCTGTTCAACAGTAAAATCTCCATCACTTTCAACCGTAGCTCGATTCGTACCACCGGTAACAAACTGGATTTCATCTGTACCTAACTGCAGACCTGTATCGGTGTCTGCTCCCGTAATAGCTGGATTAGCGGTGCTATTAGTACCGTCAATTCTTACAGTCATAGTTATACAATAGTCCAGTTAGAGGAAGCAGGGATTTCTACAGTTGCACCACTAGCAATCGTGATCGGTCCAAATGAACCAGCGTTTGTGTTGGCAGGGATCTCATAGTCATTATTGACGGTATTCCCGTTCTCAATAAAGACGGTATCACTGCCACCACCGGTTGCACCACCGCCAATAGAACCAAAAGTAGGAGTAGAGCCAGTAGCACCCTCAAACTTTTCAGTAGTGCTGTTATATCGAATCATTCCAGCGACAGGTGTGGCTGGTCGATCCCCAGTAGCACCAATTGGCACAGTAATTGACTCAGTACCAGTAAGGACAACGTTAGCCTCAATTTTTGCACTGGTGACTGCATCATCTGCAATCATGTCGGTGGCTACTTGGACTTCACTGATATCACCGGTAGCAGTACCACCTAAGACACGGTTAGCAGTACCAAGGTTCTGCATCTTGGCGTAGGTGACTGCATCGTTAGCAATGACAGTCGCACCATCGCCAGTAGAAGTTACATCTCCAGTGTGGTTTGGGTGAGTGTAATTGTTAGCATCAGTAGCTACATTGTCTAATTTATTCTTATCAGCACCGGTCATCAAACCTGAATCACCAGAGGCTACAACTTCAGGCAGTGTTACATCTGTACCTGTACTGCTAGCCAATACACGTGTGCTGGCAGTGTAACTAAGGTTTGTGTCAAGAGCAGCAATCTCGTCATCAACATATTTCTTAGATGCGGCTTCACTATTAGCAGTAGGTGCATCAGGTAAGCCAGTAATCGTATTGCTATTAACATCCAAATTACCACCAAGTTGCGGCGTTTCATCCGACAACAAGTTAAAAGCAATTGAACCTTCTGGAATAGTAACTAGACCAAGTTGTTGATCAACTTCAAAGAATGGGTCATCAGTCTGGTTACCACCAATACGGAACTTACCGTTGTGATCAGTGATAGCAGTCCAGATTTTACCGTTGTTAAGTTCAGTAACTTGCCGTGATTCAATGGGCACACCACCGTTTTCAGGCAATGCGCCGTAGTCAGTACCACTACCCACGTACTCCATAGTGTGACCACTAGAAGCAATCTGTGAGCGAAGGAAGAACGACACAGCAGCATCGTCACTAATAGCACCGTTAAGACCTAGGTTTTCAGCACGATCGTCACTGTTAGGACGGCTAATTTCTACAGTCCAACCAGCTCCACCTTCACTATCAGTGTTTGCAGTTGCAGACAGGATTGGATAGATAACACTGTTTACCTCAACAAGCATGTTTTCTGCAGGTCGTTGAGTTGAACCAAACCAACCAACACCAGCAG